AGTCCATCAACGAGCAGCTGGAACGGGACATCGAATCCCTGAACCAGCAGTATCAGGACGCGGTGGAGTCCCGGACCAAGAGCCTGTACCAGTCCTACGGCCTCTTTGACGAGGTCGCGAAGAAGGAAGCGGTCAGCAGTGAAACGCTGATGCAGAATCTGGAGGGTCAGGTCCAGGAGTTTGGCGAGTGGCAGGATATTCTGGGTCAGCTCTCCGCCAGGGGCGCTGACTCGGACCTGATCGCGGAGCTTCAGGA